GTGGTCGAAGGCGCTCCCCTGCTAAGGGAGTATACCCGGAAGGGTATCGTGGGTTCGAATCCCATCTTCTCCGCCATTAATCTAATAAATCCTTATTTCCTAGGCTATCCCTTGTTCTACAGGGGTTTGTGCTACAAACCTTGCTACAAAATCTGCTACAAAACAGGTCAGCAAGGTATGAAAAAGCTCGGCAAGAACCTTCATTTCTATCGTGGACAGTGGCGCGCTCGAATCGTCGTGCCTGTCGAGTTGCGCCCGTTCGTCCTAAAGGCAGACGGAACGCCACGAACCGCCCTTGAGGAACCTCTAGGTGCAGATCCGAAGATCGCAGAGAAGCGGTCTCATGCCGTGCTTGCTGATTTCCACGATATCCTCGACCGCGCCAAAGCTCACCTTGAGGCATCGAAGCCTACGGTATCCGGTGCGGCCAAGGCAGCATTTGAAGCCGAGCTTCAGTATGATCTACAGGAACGCATGGGCGGGAAGCGTATCGCTTCCCCGATCTTAGAGCGGATCTATACCGACAAGCTTCGCCTCGTGGCATCGGGCTTGATCACCGGCCCGGAGGCTGAAGCGTTGATCGGCTACGCCGTGGATAGCCTCACGGAGAAGGGGTTAGCTTCAGCCCTATCGTCCGACCGTGCCGAATTGCTGAAGGTGCTTGCCAGTGTTCGCCTCGATAGCCTTGCCGTCTCTCATAGCCGCGATGCGGGCCAAGTCTACGCGCCCGACGCCCGGACGCCAGAACTGTTGATGCCAGACCCGGCCCCTCTGCCGGCCGTCAATCTGCCCGCTAAGGCTGGCGATGGTATGACGCTCGACCAACTGTTGACGCGCTTCCATGGCGAACGTGAGGGTGCAGAGAAGACGAAGAAGGAGCATGCCGTTGCCATCCGCATGCTCACTGGCTTTCTCGGCAAGGGCGTCTCAATCCGGCAGATCACCCGCGCCGATATCCTGCGATACAAAGACGCGCTCAAGGTGACGCCTTCGAACAGCCAACAGCGGTTCCCCGGCATGACGATTGTGCAAGCTGCAAGGGCGAACAGCAATCTTGCAAAGCCGTATCCAGTTCTTCAGGCCGCGACCATCAATGGCAAGTGGCTCATGCACTTGAACAACATCTTCAATTGGGCCGTTCGGAATGACCTTATGCCCGACAATCCCGCGAAGGGCGTCCAGATCGACACCGGAAAGGGTTTCAAAGAACCGACCCGCGTCCCGTTCTCAAACGACGACCTGAAGGCGATCTTCTCGCACCCGTTCTTTGTCGAGGCGAAGGCTTATGAAGATCGCCACTGGGCTATCTTGCTTGCCCTATACACCGGCGCACGTTCGTCCAGCGAAGTGCAGCGTTTGAAGCTGGTCGATATCTACGAGGAACAAGGCGTCCCGGTTCTGCATATGATCGAGGCGTCTAAGAACGTCCAGTCACGCCGGATCGTGCCTGTCCACAAAGATCTTGTGTCTCTTGGCCTCATGGACCGCGTAGCTGCCCTACGGAAGAAAGGCGAAACGAAGCTGTTCCCGTCATGGGAACCGGTGGACAAAATAAATCGGTGGTTCCTGCGAACCTACAAAAAGGAAGTCGGTATCGATGACAGCCGCAAGGTCTTCCATTCGTTCCGGCATAACCTGAAAACGGCTCTGGCTAGATACGGCGTTAACCGCGACGTATCAGACCTTATTACCGGCCACAAAGATCAGTCAGTCGGCGGGATATATATATCCGATCAGGCGCTCACAATGGTGCAAGCAATGAGCGATGGTATCAACCGCGTAGATTTCGGCGTTCTCGGATATCTGAAATGTAGGCAGTAGCATCGCGAAGCTAAACATCATTACGCTCTGTCTAACCGTAGTTTTTGTCCACAGGTTTCCGGGGAACTAGCGCAAGAACGCTTAAGTAGTTGCCTTAACCCATTGTTTTTATTGCGGGCCGCATCTGAAGTCAGCTTTCCACAAGATATAGTTGCTGGTGGATCATCGGGCGCTAGCCCTTGACGGTCGAATCGGACTCGCGGTTAGATGTAGTTGCCCGACGCGATGGGAGGCAGTGATCAGGTGCCCTACACCAAAGATCACCGCCTCGCACCAAGTGCCCGTTGGGTTGGCTCCCTGGGCTAAGAAAGAACCGCCATCGGGTTCTTGACTTAAGCCTACCTCATTCTTTGGCGGTGCCAAGAGTGCGGCGTGCGTTTTTACAAATTTGTCAACAGTCGCATTCCTCAGATTATTATCCTATAACTTAGGAATAAAAGCTCTTTAGGGGATTCACAAGTGAATCCGCATATGAGATAGTCCTCCTCAAGCAACTTGAGGACGGATCGCAGAATGCTCGCTGGCATCTTATCGAATGCAAAGAAGGCCTTTGGCCTTCCGGTAGAACAGAAGGCGTATCCCCTCACGTCACCGGAAGTCGAACGGATCTTCGGTGTCGGTCCTACCATCGGAGACATCGCCGTTACCGCTGAGACGGCGATGGAAGTCCCGGCCGTTTCTTGCGCCGTTGGAATCATCGCGGAAAAGATCGGTGATCTTCCCGCAAAGCTCTTCGCGCACGGCACGAAGGAAACCAATCGCGATCATCCTGCTTACAAGCTGATCCACGACGAAGCCAACGGCCATACCAGCGCTGCCAAGCTGCGCGCCGATCTGACCATGGATGCGTTGAAGCACGACAAGGGCGGGTTTGCTCATGTCGTGCGTTCGGACTTTGACGGCCGGCCGTTGGAGCTTAATCGACTTGATCCCGGCGCGGTCCAGCTTTGGCACGAAGATGACGGCGAACCGTTCTACATCGTGCAGGACCGCAACAAGCGGCTTCGCATTGATTATACCGACATGCTGCATATTCAGGCGCTCGGTGGTCGCTCACCGATCACGCGCGGCCGCAACGCCATCGCGCTGGCCATCGCATTCGAGCGTCACGTTGCGAGCCTCTTTGCGAATGGTGGCCGTCCCTCCGGTATCCTGTCCACCGAAAAGAGCCTGACCCCTGAAGCCAAGGAGCGGATTGGTTCGAGCTGGTTCTCGACGCACTCCGGCAAGAAGGCCGGTGGGATTGCTATCCTCGATGAGAAGATGGCCTTTGAACAGCTTACGATGTCGCTCACGGATGCGCAGTTCTCCGAGAACCGCGTCGAACAGATCCGAGAGATTGCCCGTGTTTTCCGTGTCCCCGCGACAATGCTTTTTGAGCTTTCGCGCGGCACTTTCGCGAACACGGAAGAGATGGCCCGGCAGTTCTACACCATCACCCTCAAGCCTTGGCTGACGACATGGGCGTGGGCCTACGCCCGCGTTCTTCTCACGCCGGAAGAGCGCGACCGGTTCTACATCGAATTCGTCACCGACGATCTTCTCACTACCGACACCGCAGCGCGTGCGACCGCCTACGGGCAGTATCGCAGCATGGGCGTCATGACTGGCAATGAGGTGCGTGCAGGTTTGAACCTTGCGCCACACCCGGACGGGGACAGCCTCTCAAACCCACACATCACCACGACGCCGGCCGCGCCGGAAACGTCCAAGGAAGCCGAATGAAGCACACCGCCTTCTTCGGTGACGCGGCCTACACGTTCGCGCTCACCGACACCATGATTCATGAATTGCAGATCAAGACCGGCGTCGGTATTGGCGCGCTCTACCTGCGCATGACCAGTTCACAGTTCCATGTTGCCGACATTATCGAGATCATCCGGCTTGCCTTGATCGGCGGTGGCACCGCCCCGACCAACGCGCAGCGGCTTATCAACACCTATGCCGTGGATCGCCCCTTCGAAGAGACGTTCCCGCTCGCGCTCGACATCCTTGACGTTCGTTGGAACGGCAAGCCGGAAGTAGCCCCGGAAGACGTCGAGCCGGCCATTTGGACGAACGCCCAGCACGATCTCCGACATGCCGCAACCACCGGCGATATGTCCGCAGCGATCAACGAGTCTTTGCAGGAGATCGGGCTTTGAGCGAAGCAGCGACCCGCGAAATCAAGGCTGAGATCTCGATTGACGAAGCCGGAACCGTCACCGGTATCGCATGGCCGTTCGACGCGCCCGACACGAAGGGCGATCTGATCGAACCGACCGCGTTCACCTTCGCGCCTAAGGTTCCGATGCTGCTTGAGCACGAACAGCGACAGTGTGTCGGCATTTGGGACAGCATGAGCGTCACCGACAAGGGCCTTGAGGTGAAGGGCAGTTTGTTCGTTGACGGCATCGCGCCAGCCCGCGCAGCACGCGAACGCCTTCGCAGCCGGGCCATGTCCGGTCTGTCGATTGGCTACATGCTCCACGAACACAAGGCCCGCCCTGAAGGTGGGCGTGTCCTCACCGATCTCACCATCACCGAAATCTCCCTCTGCCGTAGCCCGGTCCATCCGTCCGCGCGCGTCACCGAAGTCAAATCCATCATTGAGGAAAATCACATGGCACTCGAAATCAAGAACGAACCGGAAGTGAAGGCTGATCCCGTTGTCAGCCCGGAAGAACTGAAGGCTCTCAAGGCCCGCATGGACACGTTCGAAGCCAAGGCGAATCGCCTTCGCGGCTCGAACAACAATCAGCCTAACGGCGAGAACGACAACAGCGAACGCAAGGCGCTTGAATCTTTCATGCGCACCGGATCGACTGCCGAAGTGAAGGCTATCGCATCGGACAACAAGATCGACGGCGGCTATTTCGTCTTGCCGACGACCGACCTCACCATTCGCAGCCTGCTTACGGATCTGTCGCCGCTGCGCGGCCTTGCCGAAGTCGTCACCATCGCTAGCGACACGTATGAGCGTTTCTATTCGCTCGGCAAGCGTGGCGCGAAGTGGGTTTCTGAGCGTTCCGACCGCCCGCAGGATACTGCCACGCCGGAACTGATCAAGCATTCCTACGCCACCGCCGAAATGTATGCCGCACCGACCACGACCCGCACGCTGCTTGATGATGCAGCGATCGATCTGTCGGCATGGCTGATTAACAATGCGGTTCACGATTTTGCCGAGACCGAAGGCGAATCCTTCCTTGCCGGGGATGGAGTAGGCAACTCCCCGAAGGGCTTGCTCACCTATTCGACGGCTGCTGATGAGGATTTCGCACGCGGGTGGAACAAGTTCCAGCACGTTGCTGCCGGCGCTACCCCGACCGATTTGCAGCTTACCGATGCGCTGATCAAGTTGATTGCCGCTCTTCGCCGGCCTTACAAGGGCAATGCCTTGTTCCTCATGAACAGCAACACGGCCCTTCGCCTTCGCCAGATCAAGGACTCTACCGGACGCTACCTTTGGGCACCGACCGGCAACCTGATCGAAGGTATCGACCATCCGCTCTTCGGCTTCCGTGTCGAGATCGATGACGGCATGCCCGACATCGGCGCGAACACTACGCCTATTGCTTTTGGCGACTTCCGGCAGGGCTACGTCATCGTGGACCGGCAGGGCGTCCGGGTCGCTGAGGATTCCACGACCCGGAAGGGATGGATCATCTTCGACATCTACAAGCGCGTCGGCGGCGGTGCGGGCGATTTCAACGCCATCAAGTTCCTCAAGATCAGCGCCAACTAAGGAGAACCGGCCATGAAGGATACCTATCACGATATGAAGGCCGTGCAGGCAATCGCACCTGCCGTTCTCGCCGCGGCAGCTACCGGCGCTGCTATCGACCTGTCGGGCTTCGACAGTGCCGTCCTTGTCGTTAATACCGGCGCAATCGTTGCTTCCGGTGATTTCGGCGTGAAGCTTCAGGAAAGCAACACCACGACCGAAGCCGACTTTGCTGACGTAGCACCTGCCGACCGGCTCGGCGCGATCCCGGCCACGCTTACCGCGAACACCACCTACCGGCTCGGCTATATCGGTTCAAAGCGCAAGCGCTACATCCGTGCAGTCGTCACGAAGGCAGGCGGCACGTCTATCGCCGTCGCGGCTGTTGCCGTGCTCGGACATCCGGCTATCGCTCCGGTCGCGGCCTAATCCATGACCTATCAGCGGCCCGCATATGAAGAAGTGACGATTGCAGATGGCGGAAACGCCATCGTGCTCCGCCCTTCCTTGCGGGCCGCTACCAGCCTTGAACAGCGTCACGGCCTTCCGGCGCTCTATCGTGCCATTCAGGAACGTGACCACGCCATTCTTTGCGAGATCGTTTTAAGAGCGTCGGTCACGCGAGACGAAGCATTGCGGTTTCTCCGCCAGCACGAAAATCGTCCCCTTCGCTCCTTCTTCTATGTTGTCGTCCCCGCAGTCTCCGAACTTCTACAGATGTTTATGCCGGCCGTTGACGGTAGTGGCGAAGCATCGGGCGAAACGATGTCGTGCGCGCAGTTCTATCGAGATCTCTACCGCATCGCCACGGGCGCGCTTTGCTGGACCCCGGCCGAAGCATGGGCCGCAACTCCGCAGGAGATCCGCGAAGCTTTTAAGGGCCATATCTCCGCAAATCGGATGGCACGCGGCGAAAGCGTAGGAGAGAAGCCGACCGAACGTGACCCTAATCAAGCGGCAAACAACATCGCCGAAGGCCTTGATCCCGAGTTCGATCGTGCCGGTCTCCGTGCTCTCAAGACGAAGATTTCAGGCGGTGATGTATGACCGGTGTTCCTCGCTTCTGCCCTTCCTGTCTCAAGAGTGTCCCGCACGGTATTCGTTGTGAATGCCAGATCAGGGCAACCCGCGAACGCAACGCACGCCATGATGCGCGCCGTCCTTCACCTCGCGACCGTGGCTACGATGCGGACTGGCGTCGTGAGAGCCGCACCTTCCTCGCAGAGCACCCGAACTGCGCAATGCCGGGATGCGGCAAGCCGGCATCTGTTGTCGATCACATCGTTTCTATCCGGCTTGCACCGCATCGCCGGATGGATCGCCGGAACTGGCAACCATTGTGCGCACCCTGTCACAGCTCAACCAAGCAGCGCTTGGAAAGGAACATCTAATGCGGACTACCCAGACCTACACCCTTGGCCCCGGCTATTGGTGGCCTCTCGGCTCCCTTACCAACGTCGAGATGCTTCAGGTTCGGAACGGCAAGGGCCTTCGGCTCATGTTCACCGATGCCCTGATCTCGCCCGACGATGATGATGAAGAGCCGAAGAGCTACATCTCGACGGTCCCCTATGACCCGCATCCGATCGTCCTCGACCCGTCGCGCGCTAAGTCTGCCGCTGAGTTCCTCTATGCGTGGGTCGAAGGCGACCAGTCCGCAGAGGTAACGGTGGTCTACAACGCCGCGACCAGCATTAGCCCGCCCGGTGGCCTTTTGCCTGATGGCAAGGTTGGTCAGGCCTATACGCGTGCCTTCACTGTTCCTGGCTCGACCGGCTCGACTACGTTTTCTACGTCCGACACCTTGCCCTCTGGCTTGACGCTTAGCGCAGCCGGTATTCTTTCCGGAACTCCTAGCAAGGCAGGCGTCTATTATCTGACGCTGCGCGCCACGCCGTCGAGCGGACCTATCGCCTACGCCGTCTACTCGCTCTTGATCGTGGCTTGATCCCATGACGCCCGCCGAAGCCCGTGAGATCGATAGGCAGGAGTTCGAAGCTGAATGCGCAGCCGTTCGGCGGCGTCTCTATGAGCATCTTCTTAAGGTGAATGGGCGTCGTGACACGCATGTTCAGCGGTGTATCAGCCGTGGCTACGAGGCACCCCGCCAGCGCTTCAACGTTGCAACCATTGCGCATGCACGGATGAAGCCTTCACCGGCAGCACGCCGTCCCGCAGCGACCTATGAGGCGTTCGGCAGGGTCCAGACGCTCGAACAGTGGGCTAACGAATACGGTATCCAGATTGGCACCATTCGAACCCGCCTCAAGCTCAGGTGGACGATTGAGGCGGCGCTTAGCAAGCCTGTCAAGAACACAGGGTATCGAGCACATAAGAAGGTTCTTAATGAGGTGCTGCGCGAAAGCCGGGTCGTCGCCTCGCTCGGCCGGGGGGTGGTCTCCGACTTTGCGCCTTCAAAGGGGACCGGCGGGGGGAGCACTGCGCGTGAGATTCCCGAAATAGATTTTTCCGAAATGAGCGAAAACGCATGACCATCGTCCCCCTTTCCCTTCTCAAGGCACAGTCGAATATCGACCACGACACCGACGACGCGCTGCTTTCGCACAAGCTGGCAGCGGCCGAAGAGTGGTGCGCGGCCTATCTCGGCAAGCCGCTGTCTGGTTTCGATCCGCTGCCGGCAACCATCGTTGAGGCCGTCCTTCAGCTTGCCGCGCACCTCTATGAGAACCGTGAAGCGGTCCTGATCGGCATCAACGCCTACGATTTGCCCTATGGCACCATCGATTTCTTGCGCCCTTATCGCGTGGAAGTGACCGGCCATGTCGCGGAATAAGACCCTCTCGGAACAGTCGGCTGCTTTGAGCGCGCGCCTTTCTGCCATTCCGCAGGACGTATTGGACGCTCTTCGCCCGGCTCTGATGAAGTCCGGTGAAGAGGTAGCAGCCAACATGCGCGCCCTTGCCGAAGGATCACGCGACAGCGGCGCGCTGATCGACAGCATCGAAGTCACCGGCCCCGGACAGACCACGCCCGCCTATGCCGAGGGCGGCGGGAAGCGCACGGCCGGCCCGAATCAGGTGCTTGTCACCGTGGGTAACGAGACCATGCGTCACGGGCATCTTATCGAGTTCGGCACCGTCAATCATGAGGCTCAGCCGTTCATGCTGCCGGCTTTTCGGATCGCGAAGCCGAAGGCGGAACGCCGTATCCAGCGCGCAATCACCACGGCCCTGAAGAATCGGAAGCTCAGCAATGATTGAGCCTAGCGTTGCCCTGCGCACCGCAATCCGTGCCGCGTTGATCGACACGCCGGCCGTTACCGCAATGGTGCAGCCTGACCACATCCGCGCCGGCTCGACGCGGCCGGAACATATGCCGATGATCATTATGAGCGACGGCCAGACCGTGTTCCTTGGACACGCTGCCGGCTCGCAGTATGTCGCGCGTGTCTATGTCGACCTCCACATTTGGGCTATGGAAGACCGTAACGACACGGCCAAGGCTATAGGCTTTGCGGTCATGAACGTCCTGAAGCACGCGCCCGCGACGGCAGGTTTCGACGTTGACGAATGGGCTCTCCCGGTCGTGCGTTGGATGCGCGACCCTGATCCCGATAAGGCCTACACGCACGGCGTCATGACGGTCGAAGCCGTCATGCGGTGGAGCATCTGATGCGCGCCGGGAAGCTTGATCGCGTCATCTCCATTGAACGTCAGGCCGATGTTATCGCGCCTTCAGGCAGCGTGTCTAGCCTGTGGTCGATCATCGCAACGACGCGCGCTGAGATCGTTCAGCAGTCGTCTAACGAGTTCCTGACCGGCTTTGGCGAGGCTGAAACGGGCACCATCATTTTCCGTGTCCGATATGTGCCAGGCATCACCACGAAGGACCGCGTGACCTACAACGGCGCGGCCTACGACCTTGAGGAGATCAAGGAGATTGGCAGGCGGCGCGGCCTTGAGCTTCGAGCGGTCGCAACGTTATGACGCGCGGCCTGAAGCCTTCGACGATCACGCCCGGCACGTCGCCGGTTGTCACGGTTCCGCCGCCGCCCGCATACCTGTCGAAGGATGCGAAGGCGGAATGGCGTCGTGTCGCGCCGATCCTGATCCTTGAGCGGAAGGTTGTCACGTTCGCGGACATGGGAGCGCTCGAAAACTACTGCATTGCGCTTGGCACCATGCGGGAACTGCACCGGCTGCTTCAGGTCGAAGGCCACGTTTCCGCGTCCGGTAAGCGCCATCCTGCCAGCACTGCCCTTATTCAGGCGCAACAGATGCAGCTTCGCGCGGCGGGCGAACTTGGCCTTACGCCTTCGGCCCGGTCGCGTGCCGTCATGATGGAAGCGGACGACGAAGAGGGCTTGGATCTATGAGCGCCCTTGTCATCCGGCCCGAATGGTTGTTCGACGGCTCACCTATCGAAGACACGTTCGGAGATGGCGAGCGCGCTATCCAGTGGCTGCGCAAGAACCGGCATCCGAAGAACCCGGCACCCGGCCATCCTTTCCAGCTTGACGAATGGCAGGAACGTATCATCCGCGCCATCTTCGGGCCGCGCAACCCGGACGGCACCCGCAAGATTAAGAAGGTTGTCATTCAGCTTGGTCGTGGATCGCGCAAGACCGCGCTTGCCGCTGCCATCGTCCTGCTTTGCGCCTTCGGCCCTGAGAAGGTGCCGGGCGGTCTTATCCAGTCCGCAGCCTTTGCCCGGAAGCAGGCGCGCGAACTGTTCGAGGAAGTCGCGCTGATTGTGTCGCAGGACGGCCGCTATAAGGGCACGGCCCGTGTTCGGGACTATAAGAGCCAGATCGTCAACGCCAAGACTCGGACGCGCTACGAAGCCGTGTCATCGGAAGGTCTTGGTCATCACGGCTCGACGCCTTCTGTCGTGGTCGCGGATGAGCTTCATGCATGGACGACCGAGAAGCACCGTGAGCTTTGGCGCGTGCTGTCGTCGGCGCTCGACAAGACGAACAATGGCCTCATGGTCGTGCTGACGACTGCCGGCCGTGGACAGGAGACGCTTGCCTACAAGGAAGTGGCAGCGGCGCGGAAGATCCAGCTTGGCGAGATCACCGACCCGCACACCCTGCCGGTGATCTTTGAAGGCTCGGCCGATGTCGATTGGAAGGACGAGGCCAATTGGCACAAGTTGCTGCCGGGCCTCGCACATGGCTACCCGTCGCTTCAGGCGCTTCGGGAGCGGGCTATCAAGGCTCAGTATTCCATCATCGAGCGCGAGATCCTTCAGCAGCTTTACCTCGGCGTCTGGCAGAACCAGAGTTCCAGCCCGTTCGTGGACATGGCCGGCTATGACCGTTGCGGCACGGTCCCGGTGGACTTCTCTAAGTTCGGAAAGTCGCGGCCGTGCTTTCTTGGCGTAGACCTCTCTGAAGTTTCGGACCTGACGGCAGTGGTTGCCGCGTGGCCGACCGATGATGGCGGTTATGTCGTCAAGCCGTGGTTCTTCTGCCCGGCAGACGTGATGGCAAAGAAGGCACGCGTCGAGGGCGTGAACTATCAGGATTGGGCGACCGCCGAACTTATCACGCCCACGCCCGGCGCTGCCGTCGATTACGATTTCGTGGAAGCTAAGATCCGCGAGCTTGATAAGGAATTCGACGTGCGGCAGATCGCGTTCGATCCGTGGCGCGCGCAGAAGCTACAGCAGAACCTCATGAACGACAGCTTGCCGGTAGTCGATTTCCGGCAGGGCTTCATTTCCATGTCACCGGCCTGCGATGAGGTCGAACGCGCCATCCTCGCCGGCAAGTTCTATCATTCGGGCCATCCCATCCTTCGATGGAACTTCGACAACGTTGCTGTGGTGCGTGACGCGGCCGGCAACCGGAAGTTCGACAAGTCGAAGTCCCGCGACAAGATCGACGGTGCTGTCGCCGCCCTCATGGCCGTGCGTTTTGCCGCGATCTATCAGGACAACCTCTCCCGCTACAACGATCCCGATGCCGATGGCATCTTCACCTTTTAAGGAATAACGAATGGACGTCGCACTTCCCGGCCTTGTGGTCGATATCGAGGCCCGCGTCGATAAGCTGGAAAAGGGCATGGCGCGCGCGAATGCGATCCAGCAGCGTGGCAGCAAGGCCCTTGAGGCTCGCGCCCGGCAGTCTGCCCGCAACATGGAACAGACCTACGCCAAGGCCGGCAGCAATATCGCCAGCAGCATGGAGAAGGCATTCGGCACCATGGCGAAGGGCGGCGCTGCCGTCGCTGTCGCGGGCGGTATGGTCATGGCCGTGAAGGAGATCGCGTCCTCGATCGCGGAGGTTGATCGCGAAGCGCGTAAGGCTGGCGTCACCGCGAAGGTCTGGCAGCAGTGGGCGAACGTCGCCACCGCAGCCGGCATGAGCATTGATGGCATGACCGACGCTCTTAAGGAATTGAACATCCGTGGTGATGAGTTCGCAGAGACGGGCAAGGGCAGCGCGGAAGAGTCGTTTAAGCGGCTCGGCTATAGCGTCTCCGATGTTGCGGAGCGCTTGAAAGATCCATCTCGATTCATGGATGAGATCATCGGCAAGCTCCAGAAGCTGGACGCGGCAGCGCAGACCCGTATCCTCGATGAGGTGTTCGGCGGCACCGGTGCCGAAGAGCTTGCCAAGACGCTCGGCCTGTCTGTCGGTGAGATCCAGCGCCTGCGCAACGAAGGCGCGTTGTTCACGGAAGAGCAGATTGCAGCCGCGAAGAAGATCGATAGCGAATGGGCGACCATGTGGCGCAACTTCACGGTTTACGCGAAGCAGGCGGCTGTCGAGGGCGTTGGCGTGGCGAGCAAGATCATGGGCGCGCTTTACCCCGACTTCGGCGGGGAGGTGCGCGACAAGGCGATTGAACGTTACAATTCGCCGGAAGAGCAGCTTAAGCGGCTTCAGGCTCAGCGCGCCGGCATCGTCAAGGAAATTAATCGCGTCAAGGCGCAGAAGGATAACCTGATTCAGGGCGCGGAACTGCGCAACCTCGCCATTGCCTTGAGTGCCGTCGATGAAGAGATCCACAAGGTCACGGGAGGTTCAAAGGAGTTTAAGGAAGTCCTGAAGGGCCTTTCCGACATCACCACGAACTTCGGCCGCGACATGAAGATGAACGCGGAACGGGCGAAAAACTTCGGTGAAGCTCTGACCGACCTGAAGAACCTCGTGCCGGAACTGAAGGCCGAACTGGACACGCTTGCGCAGTCGAGCGCGATGGAGACCGCCTACCAGAAGGCGGTGAAGAACGCCCGGTCTATGGGCGAAGTCTGGCAGGCGACCGACATCGCCAATCGTGCCAAGAGCATTCAGCAGTTCGGCAAGCACGACAATATCCTCGACCTTGTTGCGTCCGTCGAGAGCGGAGGCGACTACAACGCCACGCTCGACCACGGACGCTGGACGAACGGCGCACAGAACCTCACCGGCATGACGCTGAATCAGGTCCGCGACCTTCAGCGCCAGATGCTCGCTAACCCGGCGAACCGCGCACTCTACGGTGACGGCAAGGGTTCGTCGGCTCTTGGTCGTTACCAGATCACGGGCGCGACCCTTGAAGGCCTCATGAAGGAACTTGGCCTGTCCGGTGATCGCCTCTACGATCAGGCCACCCAGGACGAACTTGCGCGCGCGCTATTGCGTCGTCGCGGCAATGATCCGGCCGGCCTGCGCAATGAGTGGGAAGGCTTGCGCCGTGTTGATGACGGCACGATCCGCAACGCCTATGACGGCACGCCTACGGCCGCCCAGAAGCTTGAACCGACGACTGCGCAACAGCAGGCCGTCGAACTTGCGAAGCAGCAGGACGAAGCCCGCAAGAGCCTGAATCGGACGGTGCAGGAAGGCTTGGACCTTGCCCGGTTCGAGCAGTCGATTTCCGGCATGTCGGCAAATCAGCAGCGTGTCGAGCTTCAGCTTTATCAGGCCAAGGTAGAGGCAGGGCGCGCCGGCATCACGCTGTCCGATGCCGAACTGGCGAAGATGCGCGAACAGATCACGCTCACCGGTGAGTTGAACACGAAGAATCAGGAGGTGGCGACCTCGGCCGAAGGGCTCAAGAACGCGCAGGAGTATTTTGCAGAGGGCTTTACCAGCAGCCTCAGCGGTCTGTTGACCGGCACTCAGACGCTTCAGGGCGCGGTGCAGAACCTGCTTAGCAGCCTCGTAGACGCCACGCTTCAGGCTGCACTTCTCGGCAAGGGTCCGCTTGCCGGCATCCTTGGCGGTGCAGGTAGCGGCATCCTTGGCGCGATCTTCGGTTTTGCGGACGGTGGTATCGCTGCGAACGGCAAGCCTGTTCCTCTGAAGCGCTTCGCTAAGGGCGGGATCTCGCGTTCTGCCGCGATCTTCGGTGAGGCTGGACCTGAAGCCGCCGTGCCGCTGCCGGATGGCCGGAACATCCCGGTCGATCTCCGCATGCCGAAGATCCCACAGCTTCCTTCTGCCCGTCAGGCGTCAGTGCGGGAAGCAACTGCGCAGTCCATCACGATCAATGCACCCGTGACCGTCACCGGATCCTCCGGCACGCCGGATCAGAACGCGGACCTCGCTCGTCGGACGGCGCGCGAGATGGAAGCGACCATGCGCGGCGTCGTCGCTGACGAAATTCGCCGTCAGAGCAGGCCCGGTAACACGCTTAATTCGAGGGGGCGCTAATGCCCTTGGCGACCTTCAGCCCGCCCGTCGCACCGTCGCCCGGCACCTCGCACAAGCCGACCGTGAACCTCTGGGAGGCGGAGTTCGGGGACGGCTACAGCCAGCCGACGCCCAAGGGCATCAACCATATTCGCCGTCAGGTCTCCCTGTCGTGGAACGCTTTGGTCTACAACGACATGCGCGTGATCGTGGATTTCTTTGAGGCGAGGGGAGGTAATGAGCCGTTCCTGTTCAAGCCCTACGGCGAGCCTACTGCCCGGAAGTGGACCTGTAAGGAGTGGACTTTCGCTGCGGAATCGCCGTGGACGGTCTCTGCGCAGCTTGTCGAGAGTTTTAGCCTCGCTGTTTGACTCAGAGCGAGTCACTGGCGCGTTTGAGGCTTTGGGATGAGGGTTTGCCTATCCGGTCCCTCAAACGCCTCTCTATGAGTCGCTATGGCGGAAAGATTGAGGATTCACTCGGGGAATAAAATCCTGTATACTCTGAGATGAGATGCATTTTAGCAGGCAAAAGCGCTTACGCGGAAATCTTGCTATAATACGAAGAAGCCCTCGACAGTGTGCTTTTCTGTCGAGGGCGTTGAATGCTGCTTCTGAGTTCAGCGTGTTCACTTATAGGATTAAATTCCTTTAATGTCAACCCTGTTTCAGCGGCTCCCCTTTAGGAGCGTCGTTAGCTCCATGAGGACCATACTGGCCTTGGATGCGAGGGCGATACCGGGAACATGACCGGCGCTATCAGTCAGCCAGAGACGAACGGAAGATCGCGCTGACAGGCTCCCCGATGGAAAACATCGGACGCACCAGCGGGTTATCGCCGCACCGGGAAACCGCTGGAATGGATGCAATAAAAAGATGGACGCAATGTGAAACGCTGACAGGATCAGCAACCACAACGTCCGGTCACGTATCGATTGAAGGAAAGTCGAGCGTGGCGCTCACCGCTTTGCCCGCAAGGGCAGGATTACGGAGTGCTGCTAGGCAAATGGAAGCCGCCTAGTGGGCCTAACCAGCCAGAACTCTTCACCACCTGTTTGACGCAGAAATCCCCCTCGACTTGAACACTCGCCGGCCTTGTGTCGGCTTTTATAGGTTGTTCAAGTCGAGGGGGAATAAGTCCTATTCCCGCAGGTTATTGTGATGGGATGAGATTAGATGATGCTCGAACAGTCAAGCGAGCGAATGCGAGCTGGCAAGCGAAGCGCGCAGGGAGGGAGCAAAGCGACCGAGTGTCATCCAACATTTCCAGAATGCACCATCCCGGCTAGTCGTGAACTTTCTCTGCCTTTCGTATGCAGCCGCTCAGGCATCCCGCTATAAGTGAAATATCAACCGGTCGTCTTTGGTCATTCGACCGGTTGCTGTTTGGAGAAAACCAAGAAAGCCGGACGCAACGGCTTCCATCTTTTGCGTCTAGCACCATAAAGGCCCTCATGTCTCCCTCGGCATGAGGGCCTTTTTATTTCAAAAGTAAGTAAGTGCTTACTTATAACTAAGCTATTGAAATAATTTATCTTTGGCGCTTGCCAAAGCAGCCGAATTGAATCAAAACGGCCTTGCACAATCACGTAAGGCAACACCGAAATGCAGCCAGCCGCATACTTCCACACTGACAACTACTTCAATGCCATCGATGCCGTCGAGGGCATCGCCCGGAAGTTCGATCCGGCAGCGCCGGATGATCTTCGCACCAAAATCATTGAAGCCCTCGGCACGCTCGGCATTTGGCCGATGCTGATATTCGCCGGGACCGATGAGGGAAACGTGCTCATAGTCGCTTGACAACTTTGGTCGGTTACTGTAACCGTAACCAAACAATAAAGGAGTTGTCCTATGGCGATGACAAGCGCAGAAAAAGTCCGAGCCTACCGGGAGCGCCAAAAGGCAAAATCCGAAGATGCCGAACGGGATGCGGCACCGACTACATACTTGAGACCATTCCATGCTTTCATGGAAGGTCGTCATGTCGACTTCGAAGAAAACCTTGACGCTTATGGCATCCACATCAGCGGAACTGATCTCAGCAAAGAAATGCAGACGTTCGAGACGGAAGCGCCTTGGGAGAAGCCGTTCTCAGCGCTCGAAAGAGCGCACGGAATGATGGGTGTCATGCTTGACGGCGCGAAAGAACTTGCGGCCCTCATCAACGAATACAAGCTTCATGAGATCGAACACGCGATCAATGCCGCGCACGAAGCAAGTGCCTCTTTACCACGCGGCGACGTTGAAGCTTTGAAGAAATCCTTTGCAGAGATCGAACGCCTGAAGGCGATCCGTTCGAAGCTTCGGAAGCCAACGCGGCACACGCTGCTAAGCGTTGGCGCAAAGGGCGAATAG